AAATCCTTTATAATTTATTTTATGATGTTTTAAATATAGAATTTAATTTATGGCCATGGATTCGTAATATGTGTAAATATGGTGATTTTTTCCTTAAATTAGAAATAGCAGAAAAATTTGGGGTATATGGAGTTATTCCTTACACAGCTTATCATATTGAAAGAATAGAAGGAGATAAAGATCACCCTGGTGAAATAAAATATAGATTTGACCCAGATGGAATATCAGGAGCTGACTCAGGATATTTTTCAGTACCAAACTCAGCAAACCAAGCTAATTCAATAATTTTTGATAATTATGAAATGGCTCATTTTCGTTTATTAACTGATATGAATTTCTTACCTTATGGTAGATCTTATATTGAACCCGCTCGTAAATTGTTTAAACAATATGTGCTGATGGAAGATGCTATGTTAATTCATAGAATTGTACGTGCACCTGAAAAAAGAATTTATTATATGAATGTTGGGGCCATTCCACCAAATGAAGTAGATGCATTTATGGAGAAAACAATTTCTAAACTTAAACGTACTCCTTATGTAGATGAAAAAACAGGTGAATATAATTTAAAGTATAATATGCAAAATATGCTTGAAGATTTTTATATTCCAATTAGAGGAAATGATACAACTACTAAAATAGATAATTTAGCAGGTTTACAGTGGGATGGAATTGCCGATGTCGAGTATTTAAGAGATAAATTATTTGCAGCTCTTAAAGTACCTAAAGCATTTATGGGTTATGATGAAAACACAGATGGTAAAGCTACATTAGCAGCTCAAGATATTAGATTTGCTAGAACAGTAGAACGTATACAAAGAATATTTACATCAGAATTATATAAAATTGCATTGATTCATCTTTATACTCAAGGTTATAGAGACGGGGATTTAACTAATTTTGAAATTTCTTTAACTACTCCATCTATTATATATGATCAAGAAAAGATCGCTTTAATGACAGAAAAAATGGCATTAGCTCAATCAATGTTAGATAGTAAATTAATCCCATCAGATTGGATTTATGAAAATATCTTCCACTTTAGTCAAGATCAATATGATGAATATAGAGATTTAGTATCAGAAGATACTAAACGTCAATTTAGATTCTCTCAATTAGAAGCCGAAGGTAATGATCCTTTAGAAACAGGCAAATCATATGGTACTCCTCATGATTTAGCTGCTTTATATGGTAAAGGTAGAATGTACTCTGATCCTTCAAATCTACCAGCAGGGTATGATGAAGGAACTACTGATAAAGAACCTTTAGGTAGACCAATTGAAAACCCCACCAACAGAGATAAACAAGAAGGTAATTTTGGTAAAGATAGATTGGGAAGAAAAGGTATGAAAAAAGACTATAATGACACTTCTAAAAATTTATCAGAATTAGATAGTAATAGAATATTAGCTAAGTATGAAGATATGTTAAAAGATATACCTATTAATAAAAAAAGCCTTATTTCAGAAAAAAAAGTCGCAAGGAAATACAAAGGAAATGAAATTGGGGGTAATAATAAGAAATCTTAATATATTTATAAAAAAATAGTTGATGTACATAAAACATTCAAAATTTAAAAATACTGGTATATTATTTGAATTACTAGTAAGGAAAATAACAGCAGATACTTTAGCGGGAATAGAATCCCCCTCCGTAAATATTCTAAAAAAATACTTTGTAAATACAGAATTAGGAAAAGAATATAAATTATATGAAACTATATTTAAACCCAAAAACATTACAGAGGGAAAAGCAAACGCTATATTAGGAACAATATTAGAAGCTTCCAAAAAACTCAATAGAAAATCTCTTAAAAGAGAAAAATATAATATTGTAAAAGAATTAAGAGAACATTATAATGTTGAAGATTTATTTAAAACTAATATTTCCCATTATAAATCTTTAGCAGCATTGTATACATTATTTGAAATTTATAATTCTAAAGAAATTATTAATCCCAATCAAATAGTTGATAATAGATTAGTTCTTTTAGAACAACTAACGGCAAAAGAAATTAATAAAAATGATGTTAAAGATAACATAATTGAGGAATTTAAATCACAAGATAAAGATATAAGAATTCTTACATACAGAGTATTATTAGAAAAATTTAATGACAAATACTCTCACCTATCAGATACCCAAAAATCAATATTAAAAGAATTTATTAATAATGTTGATAGTACAAATAAATTAAAAGAATTTTATAATTTAAAAGTTCATGAAATTAAAAAAAGTTTACAAGAAGAAATTAAATCCGTAAGGGATAATGCCACAAAAATTAAACTAACAGAAATAAATAAGTTTATTGTTGAAATAGATAAAAATAAAAAAATCAATAGTGATAATTTAGTTGATTTATTACAATATTGTAACCTTTTAGAAGAATTAAAATCCACTCATGAGCCAGTACAAGTATAAATTAAAGGAAGCACCGGAAGAAACTACAGCTAAAGTTGGTGGAAAATTTAGAGTAGGTGATACCCAAGTAAGTAAGGGTATTAAATATACTGTTACTGATATTGATAAAGAAACTGGAAAAATTTCTTGGGATGTAGATTATTTACCTAACTTAACTCAATTATTTGATGCCACAACTGAATTAACTAATGTTTCTAAAAAAGTTTATCAAAAAGCAAAAAAAGACCCTAAATTTAGAGAAATATATGAGGATGCTAAAGATATAAAAAATAAAATTCGTACTCATGTGAGAAATGAATACCCAGAAGATTATAAAAGAATTACAACTAGAGGAATGGATGAAAATTTGAATGAAGTTCATAAATTACTTAGACAAGATTCATTATCCCCATCAGAATGGGCAAAAGCTAAAAAATTAAAGGGATTTGATCCTAAAAATTATTTATGGGATAAAAAACAAGAACTACATATAATTAGACAAATGTATTCTCATACAGATAAACTTAACCCATATACAGGAGAAGAGGAAGTAGATGAAATATCAACTTCTGGTGCTGCTGGTGGATATAATACACCTTATGCTTTTAGAAGAAAAGGACAAAAAGCAGACGATAAAGCTTATAAAGAGTTAGGATATAAATCAGTTAATGAAAATAAGTTTTATGTAACAGTTAATCGTGGACATGGAGATGGTAAATTTTTAGTTAAAAGTTCAGAATCAGAATATACAGAACCAAGAATATTTTCAAGAGATGAAGCAGAGGATTATGTTAAAAGAGCTTCAAAAAGTGGAGCCACCCCTGGAAGACAGTATGCATATTGGGTATCAGATATTAATATGGATAGAATAGATGAAAATAATAGTTGTACAACACAATTCAAATATAAATTAGTCCCAAAAAAAATTAAAGGATCGGGAATAATAGTTAAACAAATTTTTGAAGACGAAGGAAGAATTAAATTTCAAAAACAAAGAATAGATGCATTTGATGGTATTGAGAAAAAATTAAATAATATTTATACCATGATATCAAATGCCAAAAACGAGACAGCAGAATATTATAAGGATCATCCCAAATCATATTTAGTAGTTAAACCTACTGATTTGATTTCAGATTATTTAGAAGATATAGAAAAATTATTAAAAGGAGAATAAATGAAAACATTACAAGAACAATATAATCTAATTAAAGAAGGTAAAGGACATAAAGATGTATTTCTTAAAGAAGCTAAATCACGTTATCCTAATATGATTAGCAATGTTCTAACTTACGATCAAGCAACTACTATTTTAAAACAACGTTCTGTTATTAAGGAACATATGTTAGGAGGTGTTGCAAGTAATTTAGGCAAAAAACCAGATTGGTTTAGTATTTTTGATGAAAAGATTAATGAAGCTAAAGAAGATTTAAATAAAAATGCTTATGATTCGAAAGATACTAAAAATATAGATAACCTTAATGGTGAAGAATTTAGATTAGGTATCAATTTTGAAATGTCTAAAGTAGCAGAATTACTTACCAGTGAAAATATGGGTGAGCATTTAGAAAAAGCTAGAAAAACGGTTTCTAAAAATTTAGCATCAAATCCACTTTATTATGTAGAAAATGCTCAATTTGGCCAAGAAGGAATTGGTTATACAGAAGATGCACCTGGTTTAAAGCCTACAGAAATAAAAGGTAAATACACTGAAAGTGGGTATGGTGATGCTACAAAAAAAACATTAAACGATGAACCTATAGAGGTTAAGAAATAAGTTATGAAACAAGTATTAATTGAAACTTCTTTATTTAAACCCCAAAACTTATCCTTTGCAGAAGGAATAAAATCCGAAAGAGGACTTCCTGTAGTTGAAGGCATATTAGCCACCTGTGAAGTTAAGAATGGTAATGGTCGTTATTATTCAAAAGAATTATGGGATAGAGAAATGGAAAAATATAAAGAATTAATTGATGAACACAGAGCAGTTGGCGAATTAGACCACCCAGAAGATTCAGTAGTAAATTTAAAAAATGTATCTCATAATGTTACAGATTATTGGTGGGATGGAGATAATGTAATAGGAAAAATAGAAATTTTACCCACACCCTCAGGAAATATATTAAAAGCATTAATT